GTGCGATTATGAGGATCGCTGGTTCGCAACTGCCGGATACGGATTCATGAATGTGGAGGATGCCCCACTGGACGAGACGGTCTGTGAATTCAGCAACCGCACAGATGCGGTCAAGTCCGAGTATGGCAAGGTGTTCGGTATTCTGTCAGAATTGTGCGCGGCGGTCATGAAGATCTGATGCGACTGTACTGACCGGACGGCATTCTCCCAAAGCCCAGAAAAAAGCAAAAAAAGGACTAGCGTTCGGAACGGCTATTCCTGAAAAATCCAGAAAAATCAAAAAAGGCACCTAATTGATTGGACCGCTCCATGCGGGCATGGCAGTATCGAAGTGATACGGCTGGGCTTGCGTGGGGCGGTTTTTATGTTGGTAACCACTTCGGACGGCAAAACGAGCGATTAGAGAAAACGGCAAGCAAGGGAGATGATCGGATGGACCAAAGGATAACAACCACGGATGGCGGGATCAACAATGCGCTTGCGTGGCTTGAGCGGAGACAGGATGACTGGAAACTATACGAAGCCATCCGGGAAGGAATGTACGAGCACATCAAGGCGGGCGAGTCGGAGTGGCATGGGTACAACCGGTCGCTGCGGGAGATGATGGATGCTGTCATCACACGGATGGCAAAGGATGGAGATTGGCAAACAGCTGGTAAGATAACGCAGGTTTACAACAAGTCATTGCTGATGGACGCGGCGACGGATTTTGACGCATACATGCTGTACATCGAGTCGGAACGGCCTACGACGAAGCAGTTCTACTATCCGCGCAGGTCGGTACTGAAGCCGATAGCGGAAGATATGATGCGGTTGGCAAACGGGGAACTGGAGTTGCTGACGATCTCTCTGCCGCCGGGAACAGGGAAGAGTACGCTGGCGATCTTTTACTTGACATGGCTCGGCGGGAGGAACCCGGACAGCCCAATGCTGTCGTTCTCGCATGACGCCGGGATTGTCAGGGGATTCTATGAGGAGATTCTACGGATCATCAGCCCGGACGGCGAGTACTTGTGGAACAATGTATTCCCGGACGTACATCTGACAAGCACGAACGCAAAAGATCTTCGGATCGACCTTGGGCAGCGGAAGCGGTTTGAGACGTTTCAGTTCTCATCGGTCGGCGCTGGGAACGCTGGCAAACTGCGGGCAGCGCAGTTGCTGTATTGCGATGACCTTGTTGAGAGCATCGAGCAGGCGATGAGCCGTGACCGGATGGACAAACTGTGGACGCAGTACAACACGGACATCCAGCAGCGCAAGACGGGCGAATGCAAGGAACTGCACATTGCAACGAGGTGGAGCGTGGCAGACGTCATCGGTCGGCTAGAGCAGCAGGAGTCTGAGCATCCGACCGGGAAGGCGAAGTTCATCCGGATCCCGGCGCTGAATGATAAAGACGAGAGCAACTTTGACTACCCAGGCATTCATGACAAGTTTACCACGGAAAGATACCACCGCCAGCGTGAGAACATGGATGACGCAAACTGGCGGGCATTGTACATGAACGAACCGATTGAACGGGAAGGATTGCTGTATAACCCGGACGAACTCAGGCGATTCTTTGAACTGCCGGACAGGGAGCCGGACGGCATTGTTGCCGTATGCGACACGAAAGCCAAAGGATCCGACTATGCGTTCATGCCTATCATGTATCTTTATGGGAACGACTGCTATATCGCCGACTGCGTGTGCGACAACGGCGATCCCGGCATTGTAGAAGAAAAACTTGCGAGGATGCTGGTGAAGCACAAGGTGCAGATGTGCCAGTTCGAGTCGAACAGCGCCGGATGGCATATCGCGGAAAAGGTGCAGAACCGGGTCAACGAGTTGGGCGGCAGGACCAAGATCACGACCAAGATGACCACGGCGAACAAGGAGACAAAGATCGTGGTAAACGCTCCGGCAGTCAAAAAGCGGTGCTTGTTCCTGGACGGGTCAAAGTATGTGCCGAACAGCGACTACGGCAAGGCAATTTCTATGCTGACGTCTTACACACTGGTCGGACGAAACAAGCATGATGACGTTGCGGACGGTATGGCGATGGCAATGCTCTATCTGGACAGCATGAATCTTGCCAAGGTGGAAGTAATCTTGAGGCCGTTCTGATGCATCTTGTGTTTATGCCGATATATTGTAGGAACAAAATGCGAACAAGTGCTTGACAACAACAACATATAGTGTATAATGTAGTTGTGGGGAACTATGCCCACGATTGATGCGCTTATGCGTGAACCGAGAGGTTTTGCATAGGCGCATTTTTCTGTTATTCGGGACAACGACGAGTACATCGGGAGGGGGTGGCACGTTGGTACCGGACATTACGACGGTCGATGGTCATGGGCACGGCAACGGACTTTCGCCGGAACTGCACGGCAGGCGGGTCATCCTGACCGGTGAGCGAGAGATTACCAGGGACAACGTGCTGACCGTGCTGGCAAAGGCCATGGCGACGCATCTTCGCAACCGGGCGGAGATTGTCTACCTGGAGCGGTATCTGCGCGGGTGGCAGCCGATCCTTAACAGGGTCAAGACGGTCAACGCAGAGATCAACAACAAGGTGGTCGTAAATCTAGCCAACGAGATCGTGACCTTTAAGGCCTCCGAATTCGCGGGCAAGCCCATCCAATATGTCAGCCGTGGGAGCAACAAGTCTGCGCCAAAGAAGGTCAGCCGTCTGAACGACATGATGCTGACAGAGGAAAAGCAGTCGAAGGACCTACTGCTGGCGTACCAGATGTTCACATGCGGCGTTGGCTATCGGCTGGTGATCCACGACCCGATCCCGAACCGGGAACTGTATGACGAAGCGCCGTTTGAAATCTCCATTCCGGATCCGAAGAACACGTTCATCGTCCGGCTGAACGACGTCAGCAAACGCCCGGTCATGGGTGTGACCTATGTGTACACGGACGAGAACGGGACCGGCGTCGAGTACACGGTGTACACGCCGAACGTGACGTACACCATTGCTGGGGTCGGGACGAGCGGACTGGAGATTGTCAACGAGGTTCGCCACAACTTCGGCCTGATCTCGCTTGTCGAGTATCCATGCAATCCTGTTCGGATGGGCGCGTTCGAGGTTGTGCTACCGCTGCTGGACGCCATCAACCTGACGCAGAGCAACCGTCTGGACGGCATCGAGCAGTTCATCCAGGCCATCATGGTCTTCGAGGGCGTGGACATCACCAGGGAGCAGTTTCTGGAACTGAAGGACCTTGGCGCTCTGAAGCTGCCTCCAGCAATGGATGGACGGACGAGCAAGGTCTACTACCTCAACGAAGAGCTGAACCAAAGCCAGACCCAGACGCTGGTGGACGACATGTACGAGACGGTGCTGGAAATCGTAGGCATTCCGTCTCAAAGCAACGGCGGCACCAGCGACTCCAGCAACAACGGCGCGGTAATCATGAAGAACGGATGGTGGCACGCGGAGGCACGGTCGCTGGAAACGCAGTCCATGTGGATCGCCTCGGAGACCGAGACACTGAAGATCGTCATGCGGATCTGCCGGGACACCAAGGAACTGATCGGACTGAAGGTGGCCGAGGTGGAACCGAAATTCTGGCGGCAGAGTTACGAGGACACGCTGGTCAAGACGCAGGCCTTCGCAAGTCTGCGCGGGGCTGGGATGCCGAGCATTCAGGCATTCACGTTCAGCAACCTGTCCAAGGATCCAGAGAGCGACGCGCTGGTCTACGACAAGTACCAGGAAGAGCAGGCACAGCAGCTTGACGCTGAAGCTGGCGTTGATACCAACGTCAGCATTGACGAGGAAGAGGGCGTCGGCGCGGACAACGTTGGGTCTACCACGACAGAAGGTACCGGCCACCCGAAGGCTGAGACTGGCATCTGCCCGGTGTGCGGTCGTTCGTTCAAGAAGAAGACGAACAACCAGATCTTCGACAGACCGCAGTGCCGGAATAAGGCAAGACGTCACGGCGCTGGCCAAGACAAGGGTGAAGGCGTCGGTGATATCGATTGATGAACTACAACGCGGCCGACAAGGCCATCAAGGCGATCAACCGGGAGAATCTGAAACTGTTTGGTCGGCTGAAAATCAGGCTGATGAAAGCAGATGAGCTGAACATTATCCGGGCGGTCGGCGAGACCTATGACGCCTCCATCCGGATGGCGGAACGGCGGCTGCTGGAATGCGCAAGGCTTGCGTATCTGGCGGCGATGCAGGAGAGCGGGAAGCGGAAGCGCAACCCAATCGACCGCGACTGGCTGATCGACTTCCTGATGATGGCGGATCCGGTGACGCTGTACAAGTTTTTGCCGGAGGCTGAACGCAAAAAAGCGAGGCTGACGGAAGCGCTGGCGGCGACCACGGAAAGAGCCAAAGAAGTTGACAAGGCGCTCCGGGACTGGACAAGGCAGATCGGGCAGGCGGCCATTGAAGTGACGGACGCAGCGACCATCCGGGCGTTCGAGGACGCCGGTGTCACACAGGTTGAGTGGGTTACCGAGCGCGACGGAAGGGTGTGCGGAACATGCCGTGATATGGACGGCAACGTCTATGACATCGACAAAATTCCGCCAAAGGTTCATCCAAATTGCAGGTGCAAAGTTAGGATCCACATTCCATGATTTCCGGCGGGAGACCGCTTGAAATAAACGTCAGAGAAGACGGTAAAACGCAACCGCAGTACGGGGCGGCAAAACCGTGCAGATAGCGGAGTAAGAGAATACTTCGTGCGAAAGCGAACCAAAAAACGCAAGGAGGAACTCACATGTTCTGGACGTGGAGAAACATTTTTGAACCACGAATCTTCTTTGCTCCCGACGGTGATGCCGAGGGCGGCGCGGCCCCTGCTCCCGACGGTGGTGCCTGGTCTGAACCTCAGAGTGCCGACGATGGCAACGAGCAGGGAACTGATGACCTGACCGCCGAGATTGCCCGTCTCCGGACGGAAATGGCGAAACAAAAGGCCGCTATGGATAAGGCTCTCAGCGAGACCAATTCCTACAAAAAGCAGTTGAGAGCCAAACAGACGGCGGAAGAGATCGCTGCTGAAGAAGCCAAGGCGGCGGAAGAGGCACGGACCAACGAACTGAACGAACTGCGGAAGAAGTTCCAGGTGATGGAAATCACCAAGAACGTGGCGGTGGAACTCGGATGCGGTGAGGACTCCTCGAACAAGATTGCGGAGTTCATCAACGGTGCCGAAGACGCCAACGCTGTCATCTCCGAGTTCAAGAAGATCCTAGCGGCTCAGGAAAAGAAGCTTCGTCTGGAATTTGGCAGAGTGCCCCCTCCCGGCGCTGGCGCGGCCAACGGCGGGGAAAGTGAAGCCGTGAAAATGGCCAGGGACCTTGGCAGGGCCAAGTCTGAGGCCACAAAGACGGCACAGGCTGCTCTGGCGGCGTATATGCGCTGACAGACTCATAACATTCTCATCCCGATGAAAGGAGAGACCCACATGATTTTCAACGACACTACCATCGCTGGCGGCGTGGAAATCCTTGCGTCTAAGGACTTCCAGGCTATTCCGATCAAGGTTGCCGCCCCTCAGAGCGGCACCGTGGTCAAGGCCGGTACTCCCCTGACTGCGGCTGGCGCTTCCACCACCGGTGAGAACGCTGTGGGCGTTCTGCTCTACGATGTGGACACCGCCCGGAACCCCAATGGTGCTGCTGTTGTGCAGGGCATCATCGACGCGACCAAGGCCCAGGCTCATTCCGGCGTGACCTATGTCGCCGCTCTGTACGCCGCCCTGCCCGGTGTGGTTTTCCGCACCAACATCGGCGTCAACGCGTGACGCAAAATCCTGAAGAAAGGAGAAACAACACATGAATCTGACTGAACTTTTCAGCCCTGTGGCCATCGCTGCGCGGTGGACTGAGGCTGCCAGCAACCGGATTCCTTACCTGGGCGAGGGTCTGTTCCCCGCTGACAAGCAGGCTGGTCTTGATCTGAAGTGGATCAAGGGTTCCAAGGGTGTTCCCGTGTCTCTGATGCCCTCTGCGTTCGACGCCAAGGCCACCTTCCGTGACCGGGTGGGCGTTGAGAAGCTGGAAACCGAGATGCCGCTGTTCCGTGAGGGCTACAAGATCAAGGAGCGCGACCGTCAGGACATCCTCCGTGCGCAGTCTTCCAATGATCCCTACGTGGCCGCTGCCATTGCCCGCGTGTTCGACGATGCCGCTGACCTGATCGAGGGTGCCAACGTCGTTCCCGAGCGTGAGCGGATGCAGCTCCTGTTCCCGCTGAACGGTAACATGGGTATCAACATCAAGGCCAACGGTGTGGACTACACCTACAACTACGATCCCACCGGCACCTGGAAGACGAACAACTACTTCGCCCTGTCCGGCAACGCGCTGTGGACCGCTTCTGCAACGGCGGATCCCTTCAACGACATTCGCGTCGCGAAGGATGCCATCTCTGCCCGCACCGGCTCCGATCTGCGGATCATCGTCATGAACCGGACCACCTTCGGCTATCTGCGGAACAATGCCGCCATCAAGAGCCGCTACCTGTCCGTGAACGGCCTGAGCCTGGGCTATCTGACCGACTCCGAGATCATCAACATCCTGAAGGATACCGCTGATCTGGACGGCGTCGTGGTCTACGACAAGCAGTACCGCAACGAGAACAAGGTTGCTTCCAAGTTTGTTCCGGACGGCTATGTGGCCCTGCTGCCCACCGGTGCCCTGGGTACCACCTGGTACGGCACGACCCCCGAGGAGGCCGACCTGATGGGCAAGGATGCCGCTCAGGTGTCCATCGTGAACACCGGCGTGGCCATCACTCAGATCCTGGATCCCCATCCCGTCAACCTCAACACCTTCGCGTCCGAGATCGTCCTGCCCAGCTACGAGCGGGCTGACGAGGTGGCCCTGCTGAAGGTCATTGCCTGATAGAGGTGCAGCGCATGAAGGTCAAGGCGAAACACTGGATCAAGACGGACTCCGGATGGCATCAGACGGGCGAAGTCTTTGAGACGGACACCATGGACGG